CCTACAACGCGAAAAATTAACTACTACCTAAGGAGTTTTATCATGGCAAGAAAAGGTCGCAATCAAGACGAAACGCAACTCGGCGCAGAAAATGACGAGGCCCTGACCGACGAAGAACTCGACGCTGATCAAGGCGACGAGGGCGATGACGAAAGCAACGACGAGGTACAGGACAATACGATTCCTCAGGAAAAGAAAACTCCCTTTTGCACGGTAGATATCGACGAGGCCTCCGGCGCCGTAAATTTCCTCTTCGGAAATGGCGAAGCTGTCTCGATCAATCCTAACGAACTTCCCGAGGAACAGCAAAAGAACCTCAAATACCACGGCCTCGTGCAGAAAGTGCGTGATTCCTTCTCCTCCGCCAAAGGCAATTTCGAATTCGCGCTCGGCAATAGTCGTAAGGTGATCGATAACCTGAAGGCTAACAAATGGGTAGCTGGACGCGAGTCTGGCGAGACGAAGCCGAAGACTGGCGAACTGGCTCAGGCCCTCGCGAACCTCAAAGGCGTTACGCTCGAGGTGGCTCAAGCTGCTGTTGATCGTGCGACTGAAGAGAAGCGCAAAACCTGGCGCAATAACGCGGCTGTCGCTGCAGAAATCGCTAACATCCGTGCAATCAACGCTCGCGCCCGTGCCGAGAAAGCCAAGTCCGAAGATATCGATTTCGACGCCTCGCTCGAGAACGAAGAAGCAGCTTAATCATTCTGTCCCTCCGGAGGGCGGTAGAGTTCCCTTTCCTTTCTCTGCCCCCTCCATTTTTCTCCGTGCAGCAACTATTAATAAAAATAAGCAGGCACTTACCTCTCCCTTTTATTAATAGGAGCTTCACCCATGTCGTCAGAAAATACTTCCAGCGTCAAACTCCAAATCACTCGCGTTACGGATAACCTGTCCAATATTGCGAAGGAACTGGAACAACGCGGTACCTCCCTCTCTCAAGACGGTCTCAAACTCGTTTCTGCTCAACTTCGCGCAGCTTGTGCTCAACTCGCGGAAGTCCATACTCCTGCACCCATAACCGAAGATGATCTTCCTAAAGGGGACGGCGTAGCCTCCAGCAACTGGGCATCTAACACTGCCGCGAATCCTTCCGCTTCCGAAGCGCCAGGTACCGTCGGCACTCCGAAAGCATCAGCTCAGTCCGACAGTCCCGCATCGAAATCCGCTCACCCTGCTTCCTCGGGCGGAACACGCTCCACCGCCGATCTGAAGAACCAAAAGTAATCTCCGTCAGCCGCCTTCCTTCCCCAGTCCCTCGAACCATGAGGGACTTTTTTCCGTCAAGTGGCAGAAAATAAATTTGACAGGGGGACAGAAATGCTGTATCATGGGGGTTAATGGGTCGAAATAAAACGTTTATTCCGATCTATTAATTAACCCAAAGGAGACTAAAATGAATAAGAAACAGGGGATAGCAGCAGGGTTGACCTTGCTCCTATTAACCACCCCGCTGCTCGCACGAGACTATACATCCGAATCCCTACATGGGGATCTCGAGGCTTCCCTTCGCCGGAACGAGGTGCGCCGGGAATCTACGCGCCAGATCGGAAATGATCTTCCCCGTACGCAACAGATCGCCCCGATTCACGGATCGCAGCCTGCCTACATTCACCGCGATCATTCTGGTACCTACCTTCTCAACAACCTCGGCCAGCCGGTCGGGATCATCGGAAGATAATCATGAGCAAGCATCCCTATCATGATAGTCATGTCGTAGGTTATACTTATGATTCTGATGAAGTTTCCGAACATGAGATCACCTGTATCGAGATCGTCCCGCAGTGCCAAGGTTGCAAGAAGTATGCTTCCGAGATTGAAGAAATTCAGATAAACGCAGCTTATGATGATATGGAGCCGAATACCTGGGTAAAGGATCAAGAAGGCACCTACAATAGTTTCAACGGTCATTTTCTTTGCAATGCTTGCTACATCAAATCTGGTATGCCGACTAACGTCAATAGAAAAAGGTGGATCTGCCCATGAACAACGAAACTTGGCAACACGGCGAAATAACCGAAGCTACGCCTACGAAGATGAAATACATAGAAGGTCAACCGATCGCATTTTCTGGTCAGAAGGCTTTCATCGAGACTTACGGCGATGAAGTCTGGTGCGAATTCTGCGACGCATTCCCTATGGATCAGTGGATTCGTGTTAAAGATGCCGCCCTCGAACTAGAAACTGTAAATCGCTACGCTGACCCCCGATTGTATCTTATATCTGTGCTTAAAAACGTGTTAGCTGATTACAATTCCCGGCCGGAAGCATACGAAAACGAGCCTCCCTTAATCCAACGCGGAAAGCTCATGATAGAAGTAAAGCTTCCAGGATTAGTAGTAACAACACAACACTAGGGTCTCGCATCGAGGGGGTAGATACAATCTGCCTCCTCCGTGAGCGATCTTGCTCAATAACAAAAGGGAACGTATCATGGGAAAGACGAAAGAACAAATAAGAGCTGAGGCAGATGCCTTATTTCTCGATCTTGACGCGGAATTCGGCAAGAAGCCGAAGAAGGAAAAGAAGGTCGTCATGTCGAAGCCGCCAGTCATGTCTGAAGGCGCACAAGCAAATCGCATGGCCGAGCTGATGTCAGCAAACTCCAATTGGGAAGCGAAGGCGTTCGTCGCGGTAGTCGTGATTCAAACCTGTAAATGTTGCGGCGGAGATTCCGAGTATCTAGGCAACACAATGATCAGATTCGTTAACAAGCTCACCCGTATTCAGTGGAATCATCATGTAACTGAAGTTCCCGATCATACGAAACTTCCCTTCCTCGTAGATACCCACTATCAAGATGTAGAACAATGTCCCTCATGCGTCAGACTTACGATGCACGTTCAAGATGTAAATACCGTAACTCAGTTCAAACTTTTCCACTAACCTATCACAATCCCTTAACAATAATAATCCACTAATAATAATATCTTCAGGAGAATTTCTCATGGCAAGAACGGGCCGACCAGCAGCAACTATTCCAAGGGTCTACGCGAAAATCGCGCTACTCCCTGAGCATCATTCCCTTCTCGAGCTACTCGATCAAGACTTGTTCCGTACCAAGCGCGTGTACGGCGCTCGCAATCAGCATTTCGACATAGCCTTGCGCGAGTATTTCGAGAAGTATTATCCCGAGTTCGTGAACAAACCGATTGACAGTAAAAAAGAGAGCGCATAACATAATAATAATGGTGCGGAAAATACCTCACCACAGCCGACCACGAAGGCTTACCTCCTCTTCAGTCGGCTTATTTTTCGGAGATTAGGGGACAAATCAGAATGGAAACCAAGGAAAGGGTTCAAGTTCGTGTTAGACCTTATCGCAAGCCAATGCTGTTTCTTATCACCTTCCGCGATTGTGGCCGGTATGTCTGCTCCAAGACATTTTACGGAGTCACATTCAAGGATGCCGTTGATGAGGCGAAAGCGTGGGCCGAGACATTACCGACATATGCTCCCGCGGATCAGTACGCAGCTTTCGACTACGACTACGTAGGGCATTGAGGTTATAGCGAATAGGGGATTCTTCGGAGTCCCCCTTCCGATATTCACTTCAGGAGATCACAATGGCTATAGACATACACGAAATGCGCAGGCGGATACTGGCCGGAGAATCATACACTCGCGAAGAATTGCGCGAGGGGATTGAAAAACTCCGCGTCGAGCGGGCTATCATCCAGGAAAAGACTGTCGCCAAGCGGCAGGCGAAGCAAGGAATGAGCGACGACGAGCTGGATGACGATTTCGGAGCGGCAATCGAAGCAGTTAAAAAGGAGAAGGGATTGTGAGTGAACCTCGCCCATTCTCCCTTTCCGATCTCGATACGGATGGAGCCCTCAACCCGTACGCGGAAGGTGACGAACCTACTCCTACCGTACATCGTCTCACGGCCTTTCCGGAGATCATAGACAATACCGCGAGGGATCAGTTCTTCCTCTGCCCGAAAAAATTCCAGTATTCCACGATCAACAAGCTCGCCCCGCGATATGTCTCGGAGCATCTGCATTTCGGAGGCGCATTCGCAACCGGCCTCGAGCACGCACGCAAGGGATTCTACGATCTCGGCCTGACGCAACAGAAGGCTATCGATCACGGAATCGTGGCAGCTATAGAATATTACGGCGACTACACTCCTCCCGAGAAATCATTCAAGACTTTCGAAAATCTCGTGCTGGCGCTAGAATTCTATGCCTCCGAATATCCCTTTGCGAAAGATCACGTCAGGCCTCACAAACTCGCTTCAGGTTTCCACGCAGTCGAGTTTACATTCGCAATTCCTCTTCCTCTCAATCATCCTGTCACCGGCAATCCGCTGATCTACGCCGGACGCTTCGACATGCTGGCGCAGTACAAGAATGCCCTCTTCGTATTCGATGATAAGACGGCTTCTCGCCTCGGCACGACATGGAGTAGCCAGTGGGGACTCAATTCCCAGATTACCGGCTACGCCTGGGCTGCGCAACAATCGAAGCTTCCTGTCGTCGGAGCCATAATCCGTGGTCAGTCAATTCTCAAAAACGGCTTCGAGATCCAAGAAGCAATCGTCTACCGTCCTCAATGGATGATAGATCGTTGGTACAAGCAGCTTCTCAAAGATATCAAGAAGATGCTTAAATGCTGGATGTATGAATATCAGCTGAATAAACCTGATTCTTTCGACTACGCAATTGGTTCCGCCTGCAATATGTACTCGGGCTGCGAATTCAGAAAGCTATGCTCCTCGCGTACTCCCGAGGATTGGATTCAGACGGAATATCGCCAACGCCACTGGAATCCCTTGGAGAAAGATCCTGAAAAGTCTGACATATCTCCCGAGATGTTACCGCCAGTTGATCCTGCTGAACGAGGAATAATATAATGGAACCAGAAGTAAAACAATTTATAGAGTCTGTTCTTGTAACAGTACGTAATATGAGGAACACTCGTCAGCTTCCCCATCAGTTCGAAATGGAGGCAATAACGCAAACAGCTGAGTACATTCTCGGTGGAATGTATGAGGATAATATAATTGACAACTCTGGTGAAATCGGAGATAGTACATCCCCCGATCAACTCACATAAGACTATCATGAACCTCCAGTCCACTGTCGCGCTTATCCTCCTTGCAGCCATTCCGAAGGCTTACGGAGACAATAACGCCATATCTAACGTCAACACGAACTCTTCTATGGGCGGTAGCGCTACAGGCGGAACTGGAATCGGACACGGAGGGCAAGGTGGAACAGGAGGCTCGGGAGGTCATGCGACAGGCGGTAGTTCATCTTCTACAGCTACCGGTGGAGATTCTGACGTGTCAGTTCAAGCTGTTAGCGGAAATGTCACAGGAGGTAATTCCTCCTCAACCTCTTCCCCGAACAATTCTCAAGCTATCACTTACGAGACCGTCCGACAGTCTCCTTCCGTATTCCTTACCGCTCCACATCCGACAGCTGTTTGTCAAGGATCACTAGGATTTTTCGCAACCTTTATCGGAGGTCTGGGATTCTCTACTTCCCACACCCTAGAAGAGTGCGAGAAGCGCGAAACGGCTCGCGTAGCTTTCGGCATAGATCAGCCGGCAATAGCCAAGCAGGTACTTTGCATGACCAAGTTCGCATCACAAACAACTGAATGTAAACCACAGGGAGAAATTAATGTCAGTAAAGAAGAGGGGCTTCGGCTCGATGGATCGAGATAAACAACGTAAGCTTGCTTCAATGGGCGGGAAGGCGGCTCACGCGGCTGGCACGGCTCATCAGTTCACTCCGGAGGAAGCAGCTCGTGCCGGTCGTATAGGTGGCCGGAATCGTGGCCTCAACCGGAATGCTCAGAAATGAGAGGTAGCGCAGATGATCCGCGGATTGCGCAGATTAAGGAAATCCTTACTCGCAAGCCCGATTTCACTCGCCACGAGATCTATCTATCCCTCGGGGTAGCAAACAAGACGCTCGACCGTTGGATTCAGCTAGGTTGGGTACCTCATATCAAGAAAAAGACACCGACTGAAAACAGTCCTTGGAGAAGAAAATTATGAGCTGGCAATGTCTTATAACTGGTGCAATCCTTATAGATCCTGCATTTAAAAGGTGGATCGTAGGTGATCTGCACATCGATGTTGAAGGAGAAGTCTACGTCTTTAACGCAACCGGCTGCTATTGGGAGCCTATAGACCATGATATGTCTGTTTATAAGGCCGTAGAGTGTGGCGATTTCTTCGAGAAGAACAATGTTATAGTAATGAAGGAGCAAGACGCAAAGCTTAATGCTACCGCAATTGCTTACATAACAGATCAGGTCGAAGATGCTCTCGAGCCGAAATTCCCGGCGACTTACTGCTCCCACTGCGGAGGAAAATTTGGGCCAGGTAATGCGGGTTTCTCCAATTGTGATTCTCACGCAGGTTTGAGGAGAATATCATAATGGCTCAATACATCACCCACTACCGTATATATATGCAGGAGACTGGTACGGAAACTCGTGAAGGTTTCGGAACTCCTATAGATATACAAGTTTTTGCTGGTTTTCTGCTCAGTCTTCGCGAGCAAAAAGGACGTGCATACTATTATCGTGAGGAAGATGTAGTCGAACTGACGAAAGAAGAGTACCTTACGGGTCGAGTATCTGCATGAGACACTATTTCTTCCGAGGTAAGCACATTGCCTCAGTTAATCCGTCTGCAATCTTCGTGCATGGAAGAAAGCAAATTCCTCCAGGCCGAGCATTCTTCTGCCCTATCTGTGCGGAAATCTGGTTGCTCGCGCCGGTTGACAGGGAGGAAACATTCGTGGATCATGTATTATGTGACAGGCATCCTCCGACTGCTTCACGTCGAGCTGGTAGTATGTTCCTATCCTGGGATGCGGAGTGGAACAAAGATCTACCTTCCGAACTTCTGAAAATGGAGTTCTTAACGTTGTATTCTCAAAAGGAAATGCAAAATGGCAACAGTTAGCCCGATCATTGAAGGGATGGGATCTTCCTTCAATATTCCCGGTGCGAAAGTGCTTCTGATGGGCGATGCCGGTACAGGCAAAACTCATTCCCTTCGCACCTTGATTGAAGCAGGCATCGAAGTATTCGCCTTATTCACCGAGCCCGGCATGGAGGTCGTCTCGGACATTCCTGCCGATAAGCTCCATTGGAATTTCGTCAGTCCCTCGACAATCTCGTGGGAGAAACTGAAGGATTCCGCTCAAAAGATCAACACGCTTCCTTTCGAATCCCTCTCCAAGCTCCCGCATATCAATCGCGGCCAGCACGCGGAGTTCATTACAGTTTTATCCGTACTCTCCGACTTCGTGGATCAACGCACAGGAGAGAAATATGGCCCTGTCGATAATCTGAATCAGTCTCAAGCCCTCTGGATCGATTCCCTTTCCGGAATCAATACTATGGCGATGAATCTCGTAGCTGGATCGAAGCCGATGAAATCTCCAGCCGATTACGGCGTCGCAATGGACAATCTCGAGAATCTTCTGGAGAAGCTCACGCAGGATCTGAAATGCCACGTAATAGTAACTGGCCATGTCGAGCGCGAGACAGAGGAAGTGACTGGTCGAATCCTCAAGATGATCGCGACAATCGGCAAGAAACTTGCGCCGAAGATTCCGAAACTCTTTTCTGATGTAATAAACACTCAGCGCCACGAACGGGACTTCTCATGGTCTACAGTCACTCCCGATATGACGCTCAAAGCTCGGAACCTTCCTTGGGCAGATAATCTTCGCCCATCATTCGTTCCTTTGATCGAGAATTGGAGACGTAAGAACGAACAGGCGGGACAATGAACAAGATACAATTAATCAACGCCCTTGATGCGGCTATCGAGCATAGAATAGCCATAGCTCTTGCTGATGCAGATGTTATTCAAATAACACCGGAAGTATATGCACGGCGTCAGGAGACTTACCAGACATACCTGCGTCAAATCGCAGCAGAGATTCAGTACCGTGACTAACGAATTGGAGAAACTAGACAGCAACTAACAAGTGCTGTTCCGACCGAGGTGAGATCGGGATATAATCTTACGGAGGCGGCCGGAGTGTCTGAACCCTGAGGCATCTCCCGAAACACAAGGAACCAGATACATATAACTCGCAGATAGGCTGCGAATGGAAGGGGCAATTCCCGCGTATCTGATTCCGGTGTTTCTCCGGTAACGCATACTGTCGGTGGCTACAGACCATTAGCCACTATTTTGATATAACTTTTAAACCTAAACCTAAGGAACTACCATGGCATCAGTATTTAACCCCGATACCTTCCTCAACATTGAAACTACCGAAGCCAACGAAACTACCTATACTCCGATACCCGAAGGCGAGCATGTGGCTGTAATTAAGGAAATTAAACCCCGCGTTGCGAAGGATGCAACTATCCTTGACGTTTACTGGGGTGTAGATGAACCTGAAATTATTGAGGTGACCGGAATGAAATCTCCGATTATCCGTCAAACTGTTTTCCTCGACATAAGTGAGAACGGCGGTCTCGCCGTTGGTAAGGGCAAGAATGTGCAACTCGGAAAGCTTCGCGAGGCAGTGGGCCAGAATCAAAACGGCAAGAAATGGAGCCCCGCTGATCTGCTCGGGCAAGTCGCAAAGATTAAAGTCGTTCATCGCATGTACGAGAACGAACCGCAAGCTGATGTGAAAGGCGTTACCGCCGTCTAAAAAGAACCATCCCTGTGGTCGATAGAGATCGTATAATCTCCGGGCAGATGCGAGGTCTGCCGTTTCCACTACAAGGGGAATAAATTGCACAGAATTGGTCAATCGCGCAAGCATTCAGCGCTCGAATCCGTACTCAACATTCTGATAGGTGTAACTGTCGCCTACGTCGCTAATATGCTTATCCTCCCCGAGTTCGGATTCCAGATCTCCCACCAGCAGAACATGGTTCTTACTGTTATCTATACCCTTATTTCATTCCTCCGCTCCTATTTCGTGCGGAGACTCTTCAACAAGCTACATCTCATGGATATCTTATGAACATAATACCTATAAGTAAGCTAATTATCTCCACGAATCGGCAGCGTAAGACATTTCCCGGCGATGCACTTCAGGAACTTGTCGATTCGATCCTGTCGAAGGGGCTGATGCATCCTCCAGTTGTTCAAAACGATGGAGTTACCCTCGTCGCTGGCGAGCGGCGCTATCGTGCACTTCAGGAAATTGCCAAGAAGAAGGAAGTGTACAAGTGCAATGGGCAGGTAATACCTGACAATCACATTCCTGTCACCCTCCTCGGAGACCTCACCCCGTTCGAGATAATGGAGGCGGAACTCGAAGAAAACGTATGCCGTCTCGATTTATCCTGGCAGGAAAAATCTTCCGCTACTCTTGCCCTTCACGAGCTTCGCGTTCAGCAGGCAGCCGCCAAGGGCGAGGTTCATACTCCGACGGATACTCACGCTGAAATTACCGGCTCGCGGAACGGAGCAGGCTATCTTCGTGATTCCCTGATCCTTGCTAAGAATATTCATATCCCTGAAGTTCGTGCCGCCAAGACGCAGAAAGAAGCGGTCAAGGTTCTCCGGAAGATCAAAGAGACGGAGCATCGCGCAGACCTCGCGAAGAAAGTAGATATGAAAGGAATCCAGCACGATATTCGGCTCGGCTCGATGTACGACTTCATGCCCGAGCTACCTGACAAACATTTCGATCTAATAATAACTGACCCTCCATACGGCGTAGATGCAGATGAGTTCGGAGATATGGCTTCCACCGGACATAATTACAAAGACTCATGGGAGCTAGCTCGTGAACATTACAGGACGACTGCGGAAGAAGGCTACCGCGTTACGAAAGACGAAGCTCACGTCTACGCCTTCTGTGCATTCGAGCGTTTTAAGGAAGTATCAGATCTCTTCGATCTTGCTGGATGGTTTGTATGGCCGCGTCCTATCATTTGGAACAAGGGAAATGGCATGTTACCACGTCCTGAACACGGGCCGAGATACACTTATGAATGTATCCTTTTCGCTGCCAAAGGAGATAAACGAACACTGCTCGTCAGATCCGACGTCATTTCTATGCCAGGTGACGCGAAACTATTGCACGGCGCTCAAAAGCCGGTTGACCTCTATGTCGATCTTATCTCGAGGTCATGTCTCCCGGGATCTCGCATTCTTGATCCCTTCGGTGGAAGCGGCCCTGCGATCAGTGCAGCCGCCCAAACTCGTTGTACAGTTACGCTATTCGAACTTGACCGAGACAATTACAACATATGCCTTGGACGGCTCAAGGAAAATCCATTAGACCAGATCGAGTTGGAGGTATGAGATGGAAAAAGAAAATACCATATTCGTCTTTGGAAGTAACGAGATGGGAAAGCACGGGTTAGGTGCCGCGCTCTGGGCTAGGAAGTATTACGGAGCCAGATACGGAGTCGGGATAGGTCGTACGGGAAATGCTTACGCCATTCCGACAAAAGGCATGGAGATGGAATCTCTTCCTCTTGCCCAGATTCAAAGCTACGTCAATTGCTTCCTTCGGTATGCAGATGAGCATCCAGAATTATCCTTCATGGTTACGAGAATCGGATGCGGTCTCGCGGGATATAAAGACGAGCAAATCGGCCCTATGTTTCAAACGGCTCCTGATAATTGTCACTTACCTTCTGCATGGCAGAAATATAAAATAGATAATAATAAAAATGGATAAAGTAACCGTTCCACCTCACGGCCCTTGCCCGGCGAAAGTCCTAGTCGTAGGCGAATTCCCTACTGTAGATGACGTACACCGCCAGAAATTGTTCTCCGGCCAGACAGGAGACGAACTCCTCAAAATGCTTCAGGAAGCGGGATTCCTCACAGCTGATATTCGGTTCACAACTCTTCTCAACTATCGCCCTTACAATTCGCAGATGCGTTACGTCTGGACGAAGGAATCGCGTGAGGCGAAGATCTGTATGCCGGGAGTGAAGAAGGATTCCGACGGCGTTTTTTTCACAGCGGAATTTTCTGCTGCTTGTTGGAACCTGTGGCCACAGATAGAAGCCTGTAATCCTAACGTAATCATTGCTTTAGGTGATGCAGTCCTCCACGCATTGACTGGTGAGCTTTCAATATCTAAATGGCGAGGATCACTTCTCCAGACGAAACTTCTAGCATATGGAAGGCAGATAAAGGTAATCCCTACCTTCTCTCCTGTCCAGATAATGCGTATGTGGGAGTGGCGATTTTACGCTGTGCGCGATTTTGAGCGTGCCTTAACCCATAGTAAATCGCCCGAATTAGTCGTGCCCGAATATAACCTGCTAATCCGGCAAAAACATTCGACGACAATGGCCCTGCTACGCACCACGATTGCCCACGTTGAACGATCAACTAGTCCCGTACCCATTTGCATGGATATCGAAACGATAGGCCGTCATATCGCGTGTATCGCCGTCGCATGGTCAAAACTAGATGCCATTTGCATACCCTTCATGAACGAGCGCTACACTCACTTCTATACCCAGGAAGAAGAGACTGATATCGTCTGGGCGGTACGCGAACTAGCACTCCACCCGAACGTGAAGCTCATCTGGCAGAACGGTTCTTACGATACTCAGCATATCGTTCGCAGCTGGGGATACCGGCCGAAGATCGATTTCGATACGATGCTGGCGCAACATATCTGCTTCCCAGGCATTCCGAAGGATCTCGGATTTCTCGCCTCGATGTATTGCGAGCATTATGTATACTGGAAAGACGAATTGGAAGACTATCGAGTCCTTCCGAAGGATCTGGATAAATTCTGGATGTATGCTTGTAAGGATGTGATCCATACCTACGAGATTGCCGAAGTCCTCCAGATGGTAATCACCCGGCTCGGATTTCAGAAGCAATACGATTTCCTCCTCCGGTTAAATTTCCATGTCATCTCCATGATGATCCGGGGAGTGAACATCGATAAGATAGAGAAGGATCGCTTATGCGTTCAACTCCTTCATGAACTCGAAAAGCGGCAGGACGAGATCAACTATCTGACTTCGATGGATCTTAACATATCCTCCCCGAAACAGATGAAAGAATTATTCTACGACTCTCTAAAGATGCCAGTCGTCCAGAATAAGAAAACATATGAACCTACGACCGATGATTCCGCCTTGACCATCTTCGGTCAGCGGGAACCAGTTCTTAAACCTCTCGTAGATCTCATATCCGAGACTCGTTCCATCGGCGTCTTCCTCCGTACCTTCGCCCGTATGCCGCTCGACACGGACAAGCGTATGCGATGCTCCTTCAACGTCGGCGGGACTGAAACCTTCCGATTCTCCTCCTCCAAGAACGCATTTGGATCTGGCGGTAATCTTCAAAATATATCATCTGGTTCCGAAGAGGAAGAACGCAAAGAGGGAGAAACGAAATTCGTCTTTCCTAATCTCCGGCGCATGTTCATACCTGATCGGAAGATGGTACTGTTCGACGTAGACTTAGCTGGTGCCGATGCCCAAGTCGTAGCATGGGAAGCGCACGATGATGATCTGAAGGAGAAATTTCGATCTGGTGCGAAAGTCCATGCTCTCAACGCGAAGGATATGTACGGGCGAGATGCTGGCCCCGACGGAACACGGAAGCCTTATTACAAACTAGCGAAGATGGGAACTCACCTTTCCAATTACGGCGGTATGCCTCGTACCTTATCTAAAGCCCTCGGCCTGACGATGCACGAAGCGGAACAATTCCAACGCCGCTGGTTCCAGATGCATCCCGGTATCAAGCGCTGGCATACGGAAGTCGAGCACTCGATTATGACCTCTCGTTCCGTTCGTAACAAGTTCGGATTCCGTCGATTCTACTTCGATCGAATACAGGGGATTCTCCCGCAAGCGCTCGCGTGGATTCCTCAAAGCACAATCGCTATCGTCATAAATCACGGCTTATGCAACATCGCCGAATCTGGCACCTCAATGGAACTACTTCTCCAAGTCCACGATTCCCTCGTCGGACAATTCCCTAATACCGATAAATACCTGAACCTACCTATCCTCCAAAAATGCCTGCAAGTAACCGTACCTTACGATGACCCCCTTATAATTGGAACCTCCATTGATATGTCAGAAAAGTCATGGGGAGACCTAGTATCATTCAAATGGTCAGAAATCGAGAATATTTAAACGGTCAAAATAAACTATTTATTTCGCCCAATTAAATCATTATGGAGATGATGTGAGCGACAGGAAATTACGTAATTGGCTGACATCTTTCGTCGAGTATGCTTCCCACGGAGAGGCTCCAGAAAAGACCCTCCTGTGGACAGGTATATCAACTGTAGCAGGAGCCCTGCGACGGCAGGTATGGATAGATCAAAAGTTCTATCAGTGGACTCCTTCATTTTACATTATCCTTACTGCTCCGCCCGGTATCATATCCAAGTCTACCACTGCTAACATAGGGATTAATCTTCTCCGAGAAATTCCCGGAATAAAGTTCGGCCCTGATATCGTAACTTGGCAGGCACTACTCGATTGCTTCGAGAGTTCGACCGAATCCTACCTTGATAAGTCTACCGGAGCCTATCATACTCATTCTCCTCTTACCCTCGCGATAGATGAATTCGGAACTCTCCTCGATCCATCCGACCGAGCTTTTGTAGATTTGCTCGTTCACCTGTGGGACGGAAGGCGGCAGGTATTTCAGAAGGTTACTAAAGGCAGTGGACAGAACTCGATTGAAAATCCGTGGATCAATATGTTAGCTTGTACCACGCCCGGCTGGCTCAAAAGTAACTTCCCCGAGGCGATGATCGGAGGTGGATTCTCCTCCCGCTGTCTATTCGTATATGCTGACAGGAAACGTCAGTATGTGGCTTATCCTGCAAGGCGAATGCAGCCGGAGATTCATCAGAAATTAGAAGATGATCTCGTCCACGATCTAGAGATAATTTCCAAGCTCGTCGGTGAGTACAAAATGACAGACGAGGCTATGGATTGGGGAGAGGTCTGGTATGAAAATCTTCGCAAGGAGAAACGAAACCTCAACGAGGATCAGTTCGGAGGCTACTTCGCGCGTAAACAGGTACACGTACATAAGCTAGCAATTATCATTGCTGCTGCTCAATCATCGAATCTTGTAATCGATCTTGAGGCTCTCCAGATAGCTGAAGGTCTAGTATCCTCCCTCGAACCTGAAATGGGTAAGGTATTTGAGACTATAGGTCAGACACAAATTGGTCGAGGGATCTCGGAACTTTCTCGAATTGTTGCTGTCCATAGACGTATGACGAAATCGCATTTATATCGTCAGCTGTCCGTGAGTATGGGTCACAGAGAATTCGAGGCAGCCCTAACGTCGGCTCAAATGGCCGGTCATATTAAGCTTGAAAGTAGTCAAAATGTCATGTATATTGTGGCAAATGACGAACTAAAAGGAGAGTAGTCATGGCCTACAAGGTGATCGAATCAAGAATTTCACAGATGGGATTCTGCTGCCCTTATTCGTATCTATATGCTTGCAGGCACATGGCGACTCCCGATATCGCCGCGGAGCTTGTAGTCCATAAGCGATCAGTTCGTCGTTGGAGAGCTTCCTTCCGCAATGGCACTCTCACTTGCGCAGGGAAGTCCTCGTGTCTCTTCAAGGAGGCTCAGAAAACACCTTCGAAATGTCCCTATGTAAGCCCCGTACTCTTGCAGGATCTCGATCTTGCTCTAGACGCCGAACCGCTTTGCTCGTAGTTCTAACGTACTCTCGCATCTCTTTACCACTGAGCCTCAAGCCGCGATCAGGGATTTCATCATTATACTCCACGACCGACTTGAGAACGTCCTCCCGCGCTTCGGGATTTCTTTCATCAACAGCCCTTTTATATGCTTTCTTCAATCCTAGCCGTCGTCCATTCCAGTAGTCAGCCGATTGGCGTTTCAGTCGCTCGACTTCTTGAAATTTCGCAACCTCCGTTAAGCGGAAACCGGCGCCTATTGCCGCGATCTCCAGAGCTGAAGGTTCTCGAAGATTTCCATTTTCGTCTCTTAAGATCCGTTCGCCGCGGGAGCTTTTTACTCCTTGCTCACTTGCAGATACTGCCCGAGCTATTGCGCCTGCGGCACCCGGTAGACTCTTACCTAGCTCTTTCATACCAATATCGTCGGACAGTCCGAGTTCTAATCCACCTTTAACTACACCTCCAAATGGCCCACTTACTGACGCAAAGAATTCACCAGCATACTCCTTCCAATTGTCACCCTGAGGGTTTATCATTTCTAATCCTGGCAATGGCTTGCCCAAACTGTACGAACCAGAAAGATCTGCGCCCAGTACATCATGGAGAAATCCGCGTTGAATCACAGTTCGCCAGTAGCGTGACTCAATGCCCATCGCGTCCTTCAGAAAGCGTTGTCCTTCAACGCGAATATTTTCTCCCTTACCAAACAGCTTCCACATTCTCTGTACAAGCTCTAGAATCGTTTCTCCAAATGGCACTCCCTCTATTCCAGCAAGAGCTAGAAATATCAGCCACATACGCATCGTCGTGCCGCCAAGAACACTCCGAGGAGTCTGACCCCGATTGCGTTGCTCAGCTCGCGTCCCTCGCTCGTAACCGCCACTCATTATCCAAAGCATATATTGAGGATAAGATAGAAAAATCATGAGCAGGGATTTCTTCCCGCGAAGAGCCTCAGGCCTGTTCCCCGAGGCATAATCATTCTGTAATAGACGGGTCTTATTCGCTGCTTGCATATAGGCAAGGTTACTCGCCTCAGCCAATGTGTACAGCGGAGATCCGTCCTCCTCTTTCATCCCGAGGTATCTGGTTCTCTCCGCACGGTAGATCGAGAGAAGCGTTACCTGTCTGTTTCCTGTCTCCACAGCCTTGAACAGATACATTCCGGTATCTACAAATAACCTGGCAGCTTTCCCCGCGAGAGTAGGCCGAATACGTCTCTGAAGATTCCCGGCATTAGCTAACCCAGACATGAAGTATCCGAATCCCTGATCGATAATACCGTCTGCTAGAGCCCTCTCCCGAATATGATGCTCGTCTTTAGAAAATTTACTCGACATGAGACTCTTAATCGAACCGGCCAGGATTTTCCCGCCAGCAATATCTCCATAGTCGGCTGTCACGGCAGCTACAGTCTGGAACAATCCTGTCGCGTTCATCAGCGCTGTCTTGACCGAATACATCAGGAAGGTCAGCGATACAATACTCCGTACTCTATGATACTCCTCCATCGGATGCAGAATAAATTGCTGCGCCTTCTCCATAGTATCTAGCATTCGTTGCTTTACGCGAGCACCTTCAATATCTCCGGCATGTTTCAGATCTACCATCTCCGATCTAGTAAAGGCCCGAGCATTAGTCATACGTCTGCCGTACTTCATCTTCGAGACCGCATTCGCGGAGTCCTCAATCCAGTTCGCGTAATTCTTCAGCATATCGGGAGAAGCGCCTGCGATCTTCGAAGCATCCCGAGCAAATTTCGAGAAGGCTTTCTCATCCCGCAAGGGAGTCATTGCATCTCCGATCTCCGCCAGCTGATCCGAGGTGAACTCCCCGGTATCCTCGAGACTCTGGAGAAAATCCTTCGGGAGAATAAGTTGCGGCCCGGTTTTATCTTTTATCTTCATCCAGCGAAGATTCTCAGGTTCAACCGTTTTCTGGAAATTCTTCACAGCTATATCTTGTTCCGCAGCTGATTCAAAATGTCCCTGATAGACAAGCACACGCTTCTTATTCTCGTCCCGCTCGAAGACCTTCACCACGTAGTCTCCATAATGCCCTTGCGGAACGAAAGGAACTTTTCTCCACTTATCAGCTACAGCACGGATCTCATGCTCTCTCCGGCGTTGCATAAGTTCTGACTTCGAATATTTATCTTGAGCTATTTCAATAGCCATTTTTTCGATTATGCCTATATGCTCCAGCATCGAATTCTTGATATCCAGAATCAGTTTCCCTAGCACCTGTCCGTTCGGAGTGGTTACATCCAGCCCCCTCTGTTTCGCGTAGTCTATGAATCCTATGCCGCCGATGTGACTCCACTTACCATTCGCATCTTCCGTAAGCTCCGTCATGTGCCCGCCAGAATGGAATTCATCTAGCAGTATCTTCTCAACAAGCGCGGAGTCAGCTGGCCCGAGATTCTCCCATTGATCGGCTATCTCCGTCCCCCACTTCAGCATATTGTTCTTCATCGCCATGAGCATATTCTGATAGGAGTTGAACATGTTCAGCCCCATGTCGGAAGATGTATGAGCTAACTGCTGGATTTGCAGAACGTAGTATTCCAGATTCTTCGTAAAGTCGACAGCCTTCTTCCATATCTTAGTCTCCTTAATCCCGAGACGATTGAGGGTCTTCTCGACTTCCTGAGCATCTCCCGAGTCCTTGTCTAAGAATGGATGACCTCTTTCATCGTTAGCATAATCCTCTGCATTTTCTTCTTCACTATTCGGCCGTTGTGAATAAGGAGCCCATACAGCTAATAGCTTCTCACTTGGATATATCTGGCCAAATTCTAACCCTGCGTCTGCTGCATATCTTATCCAACGAGCATTGCGACTGGTACTACTGGTAACAGCAAAATCTTCTACCCTACCTAATCGAACTCCAGCTAAATCAGACGTATAAGACCATTTCTTGCCTAGTACGAAGTCATGTACATAAGGGTGATATTCTTTCGCAGGTGCAAGATTCTGCTTCCCTTTTATCTGTCGAATACCAGGTTCTTGAAACCAAGTTTGTTGATCCATAGGATCTGCATCTGGATCATTAGGAGTCCCCTCTTCTGGTTTCACCTCTATCGTTACATGAGGTCTGCCTTGTGGATCGCGGAGGGAATAGATCTCTGTATCTCCATTTTGTACAGCCTCACAATAGCCACCTACACAATGCCCCATAGAATCGCCTTCATTTCTAAGTGCGCCAGCTGATTCTACCTTCACCCACTGGAAGCCGTCAGGGTATTGTTTAACAATAGTTGTCCCTTCCAACTGACCCTCAGTCGTTTCCATTTTCTTACGTTGTTTCGCATCCTGTATAGCAACTTCTCGTCCAGCCCGAACGAAGTCATACTGCTGGTATTTCGAAGGATCAACATGGTTAGACATATAATCAACTACGTGAGCTATCCAATCCTGAGCAGCGAAAAGATATGCCATAGAATTTGGATGAGCACTTGCACCATCTATATTCCAGATAGGAATACCGGCTGCTATATTTTCAGTCCAATCCATTAAGCCTTCATCTCTATAATGGGCTTTAGTTTCGGCATCTAATTTCCATGACCTTACAATAGAATCTGTTATATCTTCCCAAAGGTGAAACTCACCCTCATACGGAACTGGAATGTCTTTTAATGGATCATTCTTAGTTCCTATAAACTTATTCATATAGCGTGCAAGAGACTTCCGTAACCAAGTCCTAACTTCTGGAGTTCCGCGAAAAGCAGAGCTTTCCATTAGCATATCGACTGCATAAGGATCCCAATTTCCGCCTGCTTCTTTTACATCCTTCTTGAGTCGACTCTCGGCAATATCTGCCAACTGATCTTCCACTTCTAGAAGCTCACCCCTACGGATCATTTGCATCATTTCAGCACGAGTATCGTCCTTAATATCTGGGAACATCTTTTTAACTCGCTCCTTAAGAAGCTCCTTAATCATAGGATCTTCCGCCAGTTCTTCCAAGATATTCGTCGTGTTTCCTTCGCCCGCAGCTTCCTCCTTTTCCTTCTGCCTCGCCGCGACAATCTCCGGCAGATCCTCAATATCAGGTACTACCTTCGGCTTCAACGCTCGAGGCTTACGAGTAGATTTCGGCTTAGTTCGTTTCGCCTCTCGCTTGGCAATCGCCAGTGCTTTCGCCTCTACCATTCCATCTACCCAAGATTGGAAACTAACTCCCGACTTGATAATCGTTTCTCCATCTACCCCTTTCGTAGACTTCAGCTGTTTAAATAATGCCCGAAGAGAATCTAACGCTTTCTTGAAGTAAACACCAAGCGCGGTTCCTTCGTCGATCTTGTTAACGTGCGCGTATCTGGAGAATTGCTCCGCCATATACTCGTTGAACATAAGGTAGTACGCCTCCGCTGCTGCGTCAGACATTTCTGGAGTAACGCCTTCACGAGTATCCCTCCCCATCGCATGAACAAGTTCAATCGCCGGAATCTGATTAAGCGGAAGGGAAGACAGTCTCGAATCTCCCTTGAATTTCGCTTCATCCAGAAGTACCTTTTTCGCCCACGAGTACAGTTCTCTCCCTTGTTGCTTCGAAAGATCTGCTCCCACCTTCCATGTGCCTAGCCACTTCTCGACCAATTCCTCAGCCGTCATCGTACCGTTTAGCACGGACAGTTTCATCGCCTGATATTCACGGATCACAGCTGCCTCAGGTGCCGGCATAGACGCTAGCTCAGCCTCCTGATATACCTTACCACTATCCAATGCTCCGACTACATTTCGGAAGGGCTTCGGCATATTCTGAGCGAAGGCTCCCATTACCATAGCATGACCGAACTCGTGAGTTATAGCTCCGAATGTTTGCTGCTGAGTAAAAGGATTATAACCTGTGATAGGCTTATCCCCGAGCCATGTTTCAGGCTTCGAGTTCTCGCCCCGGCTAGGCTTCTTGATTTCTCTCGGAGATATGATATGAATACCTGACGCAGACATCTGGTGAGCGCCGGTAGTCAGCCCCTTCAATCCTGTCAGATTCAAAACTATCCGTGATCCCTCAGGCATGAATTTCTTGCTCCATTCGGAGAGAGTTTCGCCTAAAGCTTTCGTATATGCCGGGGAGAAATGTTCCTCATTACCTTGCAATACGACTACATCGTTAGCCCCTATTGCTGCTTGCTGAAGGTTTAATCCTACGTGAGCCGGATTCGTACTCCAAGCAATCGGGCGCTGTGTCGGAGGCAGAAGATTAGGATATACCTCACTAGCTCGCCGTTCAGCAACAGCTCGACTCATCCCCTTGTCCATATCCTGCTGGATCAGATCTTCAGTTTTATGCCGGATATCGTCAGCAGTTTTATAGTTATTATGATCGGTAAGTATCTTGTCGAAGTCAGCCGTATCTGCCTGAGCCACCGGATTGACAGGAGTATCAGTCGCCCCGCTCTTCATATTCTTTAGCTGTATATCAGCTAGTTTATCCTCCTCGGGAGTCAGCGGAGCCGTTTTCGAAGGTGCAACACTTATATCTGTTTGAACTAGAGCATTCTCATCCAGACCGGCTTGAGCTGCCTCCACTCGCTTCTGGAGATCCGTCATTAGATCGGCTTTCGTCTTATCCAGAGCCGCAGATTTATCCTGTTCTTTCCGATTGAGAAGCGTAGCTACCTTGAGTTGCGCAGCCGTCTGAGCACCCGCGAGACTGGCAGTACCTCCCGCAGCCAACGGAGCAATAAGCGCAGTATCAAGTACATCTGATCCCATCTCCTTTATGAATTCTTTAAACGGCTGATTAGGATTCGTATAGATAGTATCTGATATCTTCTGCCAAGCTGTCGTAGGAATCTCCGTCATTTCCTCACGGAGGATGAACTTCCCGACAGTCTTCATAAAGGTCTCTTTTCCCATATCCTTGAGGAGACCGGCGACTGGAGCTATCCCGAGCGTACCTTCAAGCGCAGCCTGCGTATCAGCATTTTTGCGCGCATTATCAATAGATACTTTCGTATTACCTTGGGCATCAGGAGTTCTATCTTTAGCATATATCTGTCCTTTCGTTTGGCCGACACTGAGAGTTACCGCCGGGAGGATGGAGTTAGGAAGAACGTTTGCCCCTGCCTTAGCTATCGTAGGCATACCCATGAGAGGAACTGCTGGTGATAAATTCTTCGCTGCGACAGCTCCAGCTATTCCCGGAAGATTCTGCGCGATAGACTGTGTTGCTCCCGAGACAATTTGCAAGGGGAACGATGGATTCGCAGGTTGTAATCCTTGTATCTCCTTCTGCCCCGCTTGCATTTCCATTTGCAGATTCGACAGCTTCTCACGCTTCTGCTCCGGCGTATCGGCATAGGGAGTTTTGATAATCCCTTGCGTAGGATCAGGATTCTCCATCTTGTACAGATCGACACCACGGAAACCTTGCTTGATATTAGGAATGACGGTGTTAACTGCACTCTTCATTCCCTCTTTGGATAAGAGAGTAGTTGGTGCTACCTTCTCAAAGCCATGAGGAGCTACTGCCACCTTCTCAAAGCCGTGATCTTCTTCCTCTTCATCAACTCTCTCAAATCCATGAGTATCCATTATTTTACCTTGTAAGTATCACCATCAGGGCCAACAAAATGTTTCTTCCCAGCGCTTTTCGCTATGTCATTAGCCCGCTGATATGCCGCAGTCGGAAATCCCTTATTACCTTTATCCGAAATGACTGCTCCCGGTGCAGCTAGCTGAGGATCTCCCGAGCCGAGAGCTTTCAGTTCATCCAGCGTAGCATTGAATTCAGGAGTTCCAGGATCTTGTTGAAGTAATACTTCTCGCAAAGCTTGCACCTTTACGGAAGCCGGAACTGCACCTCCCGCATTAGGCTTGGCATGATAATCTGTAACTAATTTCTCTATTCTGGCTCGATAATCAAGCGGGTGTTCATCAGCTCCTTGAGGATGCTGCAACATGAACGACTCCACGTGTCTGTTGAATAGAGCCACTCCCGCAGGCGTTCTCGCTCCTCCAACATTAGCATTGGTAATAGCTGCATCACCTTTCTTATCATACCAGTTACCTGTTTTCCGCTTAAGTACTCGTTCTTCTGCATTTGTTGCTAAAGTATCTTCAAGTACTCTTCCTTGATTATCTACTTCGAACTGACCAGATTTATTCTTCAGTTCTCCAAGCGTAAGCCCTTGCTGCTTCGCCTGTACATCCATAGGTCTATCACGGCGAGCAAAATCTTGTGTCTGATCCAGTCCGCGAGTCTGTGCCTGCTGCTGAGCAATTTGCGCCTGATTCAGCAATCGTTCCTGTTCGAATTTCTGCCTCTCGAGATCCATTCGAGTCTGATTAGCCTGATGAAAGCCGTGAGAAATTACCCCTGCTTGCAGACCTCTCCCGAGCATATTTCCGGCAGTTTCACCATCCCCTTGACCTTGCATTAGGGTCGTAGCAGTCATTAATGCTGCGTTCCGCATAGCCGGATCAGTCTGGAGTCTCGTCATGAAATCCTGCCAGCCGGACTTCCGCTGCTCCAATTCCTGCGGAGTCGTCGGAGGCCCTTCTTGCGGAGCCTGAATAGGATTCATTCCAGCATATCCCTGTAATTGATCCTGCTGCGGAGGTGGTGCTCCTACAGGATTGATTAATCCAGCGTATGGCATATTACCTCCCTAGTAACTGAGCAAGTGTAGGAGCCGGCATTCCTCCGGCTTGCGGTATTCCGATAGGATTCATCTGCACCTGTTCGAGATTCGCCATAGGAGCTATTCCTGGATACTGCATAGGAGGCTTTTTCGTAGCTCCCATTAAGGCATTAAGTTGCATCGCATCCATACCTCCTCCAGCCATACCCGCTGCTGCTCCAGCTGACCCTGCTCCTCCAGCCATCATTGGTACAGCTCCTGCTTGCATTCCACCAGCTGCCTGAAATCCCTGCGGGACAGCACCGACAGAAGGATTCATCGAACCTGCGAAGGCTCCCGGCGCGAGGGTACTAGCTGCACCCGGATTAGGCATCTGCGGTGGAGGCGCTTTCATAGCCGCCATTTGTGCGAGATTCGAAATTCCGCCTTGATCAGCTTGTAGTAATTTTGTCAAGAAACTCATATCCATACCTGGCATTTCGTTCTCCTAGAATAAACCTGCAAGTACACCTAAACCGCCGCCAACAGCAGCTCCTATTGGACCGCCTACCATGAAGCCGGCTGCTGCTCCACCTAAGGCTCCGCCGAGCATATCGCCTGCTCCACCGCCTGTAGTACCATTCGTAGCTTTCGTACCGGGAGCTGACATGCCATTTATAAGATTCGCATAATTCTGTATCGCCATAACTGGCTTGTTCAGATCCCAGGATCTACCAGCAGCTGCATAATCATTCTGTTGCTGGCCGAACTGTTCATTCTGAGCGCCTATTGCAGACAGATATTGGGCAGGCATTGCCCCAGCTTGCATTGCTGCCGGAGCTAAACCGAGCGTTCGGGCGAACGTATCTTGCCCTTTATTATAGGCATCTGATGCCATTGTCGAGGCAACGTCTCCAATTTCCGTAGCGTATCTGCCTGCCGCAACTCCTTCTGCGAGGCCTTGCCGCGTACCTCCATACTGCCCGTTATTAATTGAACCTGATCTAATATTCGCAAGCACACCATTAGGATCAGTATAGTTACGAGTAATACCCCGAGTCGCAGCATCTATTGCCCCTTGTAAGTGCGGATTATTATTAACATCCATTGCCCCGTTCAGGCCGTAATTGACTGCTCCTGACATAGCAGCCGCTTGCTGTGCGCCACCTCCAGTCGCGTATTGACTGAGCATATTTTGCGCTTGAGTCGTCGCTGCGGAAGGCCCGACAGGAACGGAAGAAGGATTACTCATATTCTTCAGCATTTCCTGCTGCTGATCGAAAGCCGATGATCCAGCCTCGAATAGCTTATTCCTAGCAGCTGTTTCTTCAGGGCTAAATATCTGCTGAGTAGTCGTTGTACCGCCTTTAGATTCGCCGCCGCTCATTCTATACCTCCATCAGGATCAATCGTTAATACTTCGTATCTTGTCTTAAGTCCACGTCTGCGGAGAAGTCTCGCCATAGCTGGCCGGCAGTAGACCTCAGCTTCTTGAATATTATTACCTCGCATCCACTGAGACATATGCGGCCAAAATTCCCAGCCGTACGTCATTTTCCCTGCGGCAGCATAGACTACTACAATCCTTCGAGCAGTCTGTTGGCGAATTTCTGTTACCCATACGAAAGCTATTTCCTCATTCCTAGTCACTACCCATAATTGCTGGAGTTGCTGAAACAACTGGAGGCGAGTCGTTGCTGGAGTAAATTCTCCGCGAGAATACTCCGCAGCATCTGCAATTAGGGGTTCTATTTTCTCCCACAGATCATCAGAAATCTCCCCTGTGTATTGCTTACAGGTTATAGCTTCGTCCATGCTCCACCATAATAAGCGTAGATCCCCTTCCCGCCTCCTGGATTCCAAGAGGTACCATCTGCTCCGTAGATCATGCCCTCCCGAGGCTTAGTCGGAGCTACCGTACGGAACTCGAGATTACGGGCTGGTGCCTCGCGGAGAACATAGGCTAGTTTCTGTAATTCTTCCCGCAGAAACCTCTGCACCTCGAGTGGATCATCAGGTACTATCCCTGGAGTGTAGTCCATCAATATTCTCCGATTGGAATAACTTCCAAGCTATATCCGTGTAGCTTCCATGAAATAGCTGTTGTCGATTGGAAGGAGATTGCCAGAAGTCTACCTCCGGTAGTCACATTGATTTTTTGAGTAGTTCCTATCACGTAATTCTTCCATTCGCCCCACTTAGGCTCTTCGTGAAAGGTATCGTGAGCACCGATTCTGATCTGTACAATCCCGCCGATAGTTCCTGTAATTCTTGGCCAGATTTCTGTGCAATACTTCTTTGACCCAAAGTCTGGAGGTAAGTTTTCTCGGAAGGGTATGCCGATTCCAGTTCTTTCAAGTTTCGCTGTAAAGTCTGTTCCATTAAAGTTATTAACATCTGGTACGATGCCATGCAGATGATCCCCTTCAGGTGTTGCCATTACCAGTCGTGTCTGTGATGGATTCGCGGTAGACTGGCCCCACTCCGCGGAAGATTCATCCCAGATTGTTTCGTCAGAATTCCAGTTATCGTCTCCGGCAGAAATATCAGCTATGCCGAGGCCGATTGAAGCTACCTCAGGAATGTCTCTGACTCCTGTCGTATTCGATCTCCAATTCCAGATCAGTGCTTTATTCGGATAGACATGCCCATTTTCCGGCCAGCAGATCCATGCCTCCTGATTCGCAGGATTAATCGTGACAAAACTATTATCTGTGTGTACAGAATTAATCGAGTTGTAAATCCTCCTCCGCATTTTCGCACGGAGAATAGGTTCAATCGTCTGCCCATCATGAATTATTACATCGTCTCTAGCAAACACAAGATGCTTTCCTTTCTGGAACTCTACCGCGCAATCCTTAGCCATTATACCGACGTTGCGGAAGAGGTTATCAAAAGCGAAGATATCATTACCTCCGACGTAGGCCATAGCCCAGATGCTATCATCCTTGTAGATCACGTTTACGGAGCGAAGAGGAATACAATCTATATTCACTCCCTCGGATTCCGACAGGGAATATTCCCCTGCATCCTTAGTAGGATCAGTCTCATCCCACGAAACTGGATAGGTTCCGACAGGAGCCGGGTGACTCCACTTCACGAGCCTCGGATCGCGAGTACTTGCTTTCGTTACGTCTAAAGCTACCATAAAATTCTTGAAAGAACGTATCGTAGCGGCTCGGGCTGTACTCGGCCAATTCGGCAGATCGATCAATTTCTGAGTATTGTTCGCGGGAGACCATACTTGAGGTTTATCTACTCCGTTGTTCAGGTAAAGGAGTCCATTCATTACTCCGCCTTGCCAAGCATTACTTGTATAGAGGCCGGAGACTCTTGTAATCTCATTATGCGCGGAATCGTAAGCATATACTTTTTCTGCTCCCGCATAGACCCAGAATGCTTCTCCC